AAAAAGAAGAGTCTTAAAAAAGTTGTTACGGGTTTAAACAAAGCTTCTAAGTTGCATGCGGGTCAAGCAAAAAAAATCAAAAAGGTTTTAAAATAATGTTGCAGTTTTTAACACCCCTAGCAAGTTTGGCGGGATCATGGATTGACGCCAAGACTACTAAGCAAGCTGCGGAAGCCAAGTTAAAACTTACAGAAGCAGAAGCTAAAGCAAAGATTCTACTGTCTGAAAAGACAAGCGTTGCCGATTGGGAACGGGTCATGGCAGAGAACAGCGGATCAAGTTGGAAGGACGAATTTTTTGTAATTGTTCTAAGTATTCCATTAATTTTAGCATTCGTTCCAGGTGCCGAGGGCATTGTGGATAGGGGATTTGAACAGCTTCAGAAGGCACCGGACTGGTATTTTTACAGCTTGGGTATTGCAATTTCAGCCTCTTTTGGTGTCAAAGGGTACAAACAGTTTGTAAGGAGAAAATGATGAGTTTCAAACTGAGTAGAAGAAGTCTTGATAGACTAGAAGGAATCGACGATGGCCTACAAGCCGTTGTGAAGATGGCTATCACACTGACCAAAACCGACTTCGGAGTTGTTCAAGGGATGAGAACCATAGAACAACAGAAGGAATTGGTAGCTTCTGGAGCAAGCCAGACTATGAAGTCGAAGCACCTTGACGGGAAGGCTTTCGACATCATGGCGTTTGTGAACGGACGGGCATCCTGGGAATTGAATCTGTATGATGATTTGGCTGACGCAATCAAGGAAGCGGCGACTAATCTGAATATCCCTGTATGTTGGGGAGCGGCTTGGGCTATTCCAGAAAAAGGTTATCCTATGGATATCCGCAAGTGGGAAGGCACCATGGAAGAAGCCATGAACGCCTATATAGATCTAAGACGATCTGAAGGTAAACGTCCATTTATCGATGGACCACATTTTGAACTTATAGATTAGGAAAAACATATTAATCTCATGGACGGTGTTGATTTAGCAAAATATATGTATAAGGTACTACGAGAGCGCGAACAAGATATTGCAAGTGCTCTCGCACATGATGCTGCCAAAGACTGGGAGCAATACAAACTCATGGTAGGTGAGATACGGGGCCTTACCTACGCCCGTGAGGAAATAAAAGCCCTGCTGGAGAACCACGTAGACGATGTCGAAGACCTTATATCTTCCTGAACATGTCGCGCAGAAAATGAACAAAGACCGGGAGGAGGCTACAGCAGCCGACTCAACGTCTGTTGAAGGCGCATATGTTGACGCGAAAGATCGCGTATTAGATCCATCACTTATAGACAAACCGTTATCAGAACGCTTGCCTCAACCAACAGGCTGGCGTGTTTTGGTTATGCCTTATCAAGGTGCAAGCAAGACGCACGGGGGTTTATATATTCCTGATGAAATACGAGACCGTGAAGCGGTAGCCACGGTCGTAGCGTATGTTTTAAAAATTGGACCACTGGCATATAGAGACCCGGATAAGTTCGGGCCTGACTCAGAGCCGTGGTGCAAAGAAGGCCAATGGGTATGCATTGGTCGGTATTCTGGTTCACGATTTAAGATCGATGGCGGGGAAGTTCGTATCATTAATGATGACGAAGTGATCGCAACTATTTTAGAACCAGACGATATAAAACACGTTTAGGAGGAAAAGATGGCAGAAGAAATTATTGAAGAACAAAAAACAGAAGAAGAAGGCGTTGAGATTGAACTTGACGCCCCTGAAGAATCCAAAGAGGAAACTAAGTTAGTTCCTGAATCAGAGGCCGAACCAACGATTGAAGTTGAGACCGAAGCTCCTGAAGAAAATAAGGATGAGGTGGATGAATACGGAGCTAAAGTACAAGCTCGTATAAAGAAACTTACAGATAAGTATCGCAAAGAAGAGCGGGATCGTGAAGAAGCGGTACGCATGGCAGAGACGCTTTTACAAGAAAATAAGAAGCTTAAATCTCAAGTTCATAATCTTGATAAAGGATATGTTAGTTCTGAGGAATCTAGATTAGAAACAGAAGTGGACTCCTTAAAACGTCAGTACAAAGAGGCGTATGAGTCTGGAGATACGGATGCAATGTTCTCCGCACAGGAGGCATTATCTAAAGTTGCGGTGGTACAAGATCGTGTTCGTTTAGCTAAAAATCGTTTGGATCGAGAGAAAAATGTAGAGCAACAGCCTCAACAACAGGCGGCACCTATTACTCAGACACCAGCTAAACCTGACCCTAAAGCAGAGGATTGGGCCAATAAAAATGAGTGGTTTGGTGCAGATGAGGTCATGACTTATGCAGCGTTTGGGATACATAAAAAGCTTATCGAAGAAGAAGGGTTTGACCCGAACACCGATGAGTATTATACTGAGGTAGACAAACGCATTCGTTCGGAGTTTCCACAGAAGTTCCCAACGGCGAAGAAAACGGGTGGAGCACAGGTCGCACCTGCTGCCGCTTCAGCAACCCGCAGTACTGCAAAACAGGGGCGCAGGTCGGTGAAACTATCACCATCACAAATTGCGATGGCGAAACGTTTAAACGTACCGCTACAAGAATACGCTAAATATGTGAAGGATTAAGCTTATGGCAGATAGAACACCACGTAAAACCACCACACGAGAGGATGACTCTCGCAGAAAACCATGGGCACCGCCCAGTCACCTTGAAGCACCAGAAGCCCCTCCGGGTTATGTGCATCGCTGGATTCGAGTCGCAATGCGTGGCGAGGAAGACAAAATGAATGTCAACTCCAAGCTACGTGAAGGATGGGAACCCGTCCGTAAAGATGAGTATCCAGACTATGAAGCACCCACTATCGACGAAGGTCGTTACGAAGGTGTGATTGGACAAGGTGGTCTGATGTTGTGTCGAATACCTGTTGAAACAGTAGAGGAAAGAACTGCTTATTACGGGGGCAGAACCCGCGAACAGATGACTGCTGTAGATCAGGACCTAATGAAGGAACAACATCCTTCAATGCCGATTCAGAATGATCGGCAAAGTCGTGTAACTTTTGGAGGTTCTCGTAGAGACTCCAATTAACTTAAAGGATTGCTGATATGGCAAATACTAATGGTGCCTTCGGACTTCGTCCGATTGGTGTAGTCGGTCAGGCTGCAAACACCACTGGTGCGACAGAGTATCGTATAGCCTACAACAACTCGAACGCGATTTTCCAAGGTTCTCCTGTTATTCCTCTAGCCGCTGGTGTTATAGACCGGGTTGGAGCAGCAGCAGGTGGTACTGTGGGACTCGTTGGAGTGTTTTGGGGTTGCGAATACGTTTCGTCTACCACTGGTGAGAAAATTTTCTCAAACTTCTGGCCTGGTTCTGGCGCGGATTCTAATTTTCCCGTCAAAGCTTTTGTGTATGATAACCCGTTACAATCGTTTGTTATCTGTTCCGATGGAACACTAACAAGTGAATCAGCGGCAAGAGCACATGTGTTCGCAAATGCTAATTTCGCAGCGGGTCAAAGTGGTTCAACAACCACTGGAATATCCTCTACTACGTTGGCTGTGGGCACAATCGCCGCCACTGCAAATTTGAACCTGAGAATCATGGGCATCCAAGATGACCCTTCAAACTCAGACTTCACTGCGGCTGGTATCCCTGTAATCGTTCGTTTAAACAACTCCTTCAATTCCGCCAATGGCGCGATTGCAGGTGGCACTGTTTCAACGACTGGCGTGTAAGGAGACTGAAATATGGCTATTTCTCGCGCACAACTAGCGAAAGAGTTGGAACCCGGTCTCAACGCCCTGTTTGGTATGGAGTACGATAGGTACGAAAACCAACATGCAGAGATCTTCACAACAGAATCTTCTGATCGAGCATTCGAAGAAGAAGTAATGTTGAGTGGTTTCGGAGCAGCACCAACCAAGTCGGAAGGTTCTGCTGTAAATTTTGACGACGCTAACGAAGCATATACTGCTCGTTACAACCATGAGACCGTGGCACTTGCCTTCTCAATTACTGAGGAAGCAGTGGAAGACAATCTATATGATCGTCTTGGTTCACGTTATACTCGTGCGTTGGCTCGTTCAATGGCACACACAAAGCAGGTTAAAGCTGCTTCAATTCTGAATAACGCTTTCGCAGCAGGTGCTTCTGCTGGTGGCGACGGAGTTGCATTGTGTGATGCGTCACACCCACTTACTTCGGGTGGTACGTTTGCTAACGAACCAGGAACTGCGGCTGATTTGAATGAAACATCTCTCGAAGATGCTTTGATCAACATCGCAGGTTTTGTTGATGAGCGCGGTCTCAAGGTTGCTTTACGCGGCACAAAGTTAGTCATCCCACGTCAGCTACAGTTTGTTGCTGAACGTTTGATGGTATCTAACTTACGTGTTGGTACAGCGGACAATGATACGAACGCACTAAGATCAATGGGAATGTTACCAAGCGGTTACGCTGTTAACGACTTCCTAACTGATCCTGATGCATTCTTTATCATGACAGACGCACCTCGTGGATTTGTCCACTTTGAGCGTATGGCAATGTCCACTGGTATGGAAGCTGACTTCGATACTGGTAACATGAGATTCAAGGCTCGTGAGCGTTACTCATTTGGGTTTTCAGACCCACGTTGTGTTTTCGGTTCACCCGGAGCATAATTTATGTTATAGTGAGGTAGTCTTTTTGCAAAGATTTACTCTCTCAATGATTGGGGCAACTTAGGTTGCCCCTTTCTTTTTATATTTCCTGTGGTATAGTGATGTCATCCCTGACAGTGACATGGTGTTACTGACATTAACCCAGACAGGAGATCGACATGGGTACAACAACTTTTTCTGGTCCTATCAGAGCAGGTAATATACGAAATACAACTGGTACTACAGTTGGAACAAACATAGCCAACGTTGGTTATGTTGTAATGGTTCAGCAACATGTAATGGATATTTCTGGCGGTGCTGTTGCAGCAGAAGCCACAAATATAGTAATTCCCGCTGACTCAAAAATCGTAGATATAATTATCGATTTAGAAGCAGCAGCTAACACCACGACAAATATTAGTGTTGGTGATACTGTAGGCGGTGCAGCAACTCTCGTTAATGCGGTAGCATCTGGCACAACCGTAGGTCTTAAAGCGTTAGGTGCTTCTGGCGGCGGTACACTTACATGGAAGAACACTGGTACATCCGATTTAAAACTAACAGCTACGTCAAGCGCAGGTACGAATGCGGGATCAGTTGTTATATCTGTAATGTACGCTCAAGCGTTTAACGCCACCGTTCAACCTTAATAGGAGACTTAAATGGCTGCTTCTATATTTACAAAGACAGCTACTGCCACTGGAAACTTACATACAGGCAGAACTCGGTTAAAGGCTTTTTATGTAAAGACAGCCTCAAGCGGGTCCCCTCAAGTGGTTTTAAAAAACGGTAGCGGTGGAGCAACGTTGTTAGACATGGTGTTCAACACCTCGGATGACTCACAGATATCTATACCTGATCATGGTATCATCTTTGACGATGACTGCCATGTAACGCTAACTAACATCACTTCGATAACTGGATTTTTCGGGTGAGTGCAAAGGAGATAAAACATGGCTGACGCAGCTACAGTAGTCATGAAGACTACGATTCTACCGGACGAGATAGCCAAAACTATCGAAGCCACAACAACAGTCAGCCCTGCTGACGCAAATGACAAGTGGTACTACAAGTTCACTTCTGTATCCAACGCAAGTACAGATCTTATGGCAGGGTATTACTTAGACTATACAGCGCAAGATGATGATACTGCACCGACAGCAATAGCAACTGGCGACAAAGTAAAGTTTCTTTACATCAAGAATGTCGATCCAGATAGCCG